TTGATGGACACTAAAGGTGTTATCAAAAAACCTCAAAAAGAAGCAGCACCAGTTGAACCAAAAGAAGAAGTTGAAGCGAAAGTGGAAACTGAAACAGAAGAACAACAACAACCTGTTGCTCAACCAGAGGAAACAATGGAAGTAGCAGATGAAGAACAAGCATCACAAGATGAAAATGCAATTGAAGAACAAGAAACTGATCTACACCAAGTAATTGTCAATGGTGAAAAGATTGATGTTGACCTTGAAGAATTAAAAGCAGGTTATCAAAAAGATGCTGACTACAGACGAAAAACTGAGGAGATAGCAATTGAAAAAAGAGAGCTAAAATCTGAAGAAGATCGTCTTAAAAATCAGTATTCAACTAAGATGGATGATTTAAATTCATTAGTAGTTACTTTAAATGCTGAGATTAACAATGATATGAATTCTAAGGAGCTTGATGCTCTTTGGGATGAAGATCCAACTGAAGCTGCTAGAGTTGATCGTAAGATTACAAAACGAAAACAATCAATTCAACAAGCACAGCAAAAACTGAGAGAACATCAAGAAGCTCAGTTTCAGGATATATTAAGAAATGAACAAAAAAAACTTCATTTAAAACATCCTGAGATTGCTGATCCTATTAAGGGTGCTACAGTTAAAAATAATATTATGGGTTATTTAAATTCTAAAGGCTTCTCAAATGATGATGTCGCAAGAATTTATGATTCAAGATATTTTGATGTGATCATGGATGGTATGAAAGCTAATGCGACTAAACCCAATTTAGTAAGTAAAAAAGTTAAACCAACTACAGTTGTTAAATCCGGTGTTAAAACTACTAAAGAAGATATAAATAGTCAGTCTAGGTTGAAGAAGATTAATGCGTTGAAGAAAAGCGGTAATGCAAAAGATGCTACCGATTTACTGATGCGTTATCTATAAACAATAACCTAACGGAGAAAACAAATGGCTAAATACCAAACATACACAACTGTAGGTATAAGAGAAGATTTGGCTGATATTATTTATTCAATATCACCAACTGAAACACCTTTTATGTCTGGAGTTGCAAAAACAAAAGCAACTAATACTTTACACCAATGGCAAACAGATGCACTAGCAGATGTTGCTGCAAATGCTGCCGTTGAAGGTGCTGATATTTCTTATGGAACTATGGCTCCAACTGTATTAGAAAATAACCACACTCAAATTTCTACTAAAGGAATTCAAGTTACTGCAACTAACGAAGCTGTAACTTCTGCTGGAAGAAATAATGAGATGGCTTACCAAGTAGCTAAAGCTGCAAAAGAATTAAAAAGAGATATGGAAACTGCTCTTTTATCTAATGTTGCTAAATCTGCTGGTTCGTCATCAGCTGCAAGAAAACTTGGTGGATGTCCAACTTGGTACGAAACTAATGTTGATGCAGGTTCTGGTGGTTCTGGTGCTGGTAATGGTGCTATAAGAACAGATGGAACTCAAAGAGCTTTTACTGAAGATCAGTTAAAAGGTATTTTAGTTAGCTGTTACAATGAAGGCGGAAACCCTAACATGATTATGGTAAATGCTTTCAATAAACAGAAACTATCTGGCTTTACTGGTGGTTCTACTAGATTTGATGCTGCAGAAGATAGAAGATTAATTACTTCTATTGATGTGTACGAATCTGACTTTGGAACTATGCAAGTATCACCAAACAGATTTATCAGAGGTGCTAATGGTACTGCTGCTAAAATCGGACAAGATGCTCACATTCTTGATATGGAATACTGGGCAGTTTCTTTCCTTAGAGATTTTGCTCTACAAACACCTGCACAAACTGCAGATGCTGACCAAAGATTTATGGTTGCTGAGTACACTCTTGAGTCAAGAAATGAAAAAGCAAGTGGTTTAATCACAGATTTAACTACTTCATAATAAATCTAAAGTGGTGGGGGAATTATCCCCCATCATTCAATTAATAATTTTGTTTGGTCTTTGAAGTCAATGACGGAACGAAGCAAATAAATAGGATAATAAAATGAGAACATTAAACGATTACTTTTTAACATCTGCAATTCCAGATGTTTCAACAGCTTCATCAACTTTTGTTTGTGTACCTGATGGTGGAAAAATTGTAAAAATCATCACTCACAACAAAGCAACTACAACTGGCACAGCAGCTATCTCTTTTGAAATAGGTGGTGTTGCAGTAACTGGTGGTGCTATAAGTCATGTAGCTTCAGGTTCAGCTGGTAAAGTAGCAACTGCTGCTCCAACAGCTTTAAATACTGTTGCTGAAGATGGTACTATTGAATGTATTACTAATGGTGGTTCATCAAATGCTTCTAAAATGGAAATTACTTTCGTAATTAGAAGATAATAGTATATAACAATATTTGGGGGATCTTGCCTAGCGGTATTTCCCCCATAATTAATTAGGAGAAAAAAAATGAGTTATAATTATGCTTTAAGACCTGGTACTACACAGAAACTTAATACTAATAATTCTTCAACAGCTTCCGCTGCATTTGGTTCACAAACTGAATACATAAGAATAGTTGGAGATGCTAATTGTCATTTTGTTTTAGGTGGTTCACCTACTGCAAGTGCAACATCAGCTTTATTACCATCTGGTGAAATAGAAATGTTAAAAGTTTCACCTGGCGAAAAGATTGCAGTATTTCATGGTTCATCTACAAATGTATATGTTACTGAAATGAGTGCTTAGTGGCTAAACAAAAGTTTGTTCATTTTGTTCCAAGAGATCAACCTAAAAAAAGACCAGGTTGTCATAAAAAATCTCAGAACAAATCAGAGTGCAGACAAAAAAAACAAACAAGATATAAAGGTCAAGGCAGATGAAAAAAGATACAGTTGTTGATGGTTTAAAAAAAGAAACTTTTTCATTAGATGAAATGGAAAAGAAAATTGTTATAAACGAAGAAGTTAATATCGACTCTCATTTAAAACATAATAAAATATTATTAAATCAAGATGATGGTTATTCTAAATCAAGAGATTTAAAAAGAGTAGCTTCTATTCCAACTTTAGCTTTATCTGTTTGGGCAAAAGAGTATAATGGAGATGGTAATTGGTTTGCACTTCCTAAAGAAGTTCAAAGTAAAATATTAAAAACAAAATTAAATAGTAATGAGTTTAAATATTTTAGAACCGCAGAAGGTAAAATATAATGGCACTTGCAACATATTCAGATTTAAAAACATCAATAGCTAACTGGTTAAACAGATCAGATTTAACAACTGAGATAGCTAATGATTTTATTGTTTTAACAGAAGCTGATCTTAACTCTAAACTAAGAGTTAGAAAAATGATTACCTCAACTTCTATTACAATAGATTCAGAAACAGAATCTGTACCTACAGATTTTTTACAAGTAAGAGATTTTTTTATAACATCAGGTGGAACTAAGTATGCTTTAAAATATATTACTCCAGCTCAAATGGATCAAATTAGAGGTTCATCTACAACTGGTATGCCTTCAGCATATACTATACTAGGTGATAATTTTAGATTTGCACCCATTCCAGATTCTGCATACACAGGAACATTAAATTATTATGCTAAGTTTGCAGCTCTATCAGATACCAATACTTCTAATTATATATTAGCAAGTCATCCTGCAATTTATTTATATGGTTCATTATATCATGCTGCTAATTTTTTAGGTGGTGTTGATCCACAAAGACTTCAACAATGGCAAGGAATGTACACAACTGCTTTAGAAAGACTTGAGAGAAACGATAGAGAAGATCAATATGGTAATGCACCTTTACAACAAAGAGGTGATGTAACTGTTTCAGGTGCGTTTAATGATATATCTAAATTTGTAACAAACAATAACCAATAGGAGAATAATGCAAATACCTTTTGGAGAATGGCTACCTGACCAACCAGAATATAATAATCCTGGTGCGAATACTGCCAACAATGTTTATTTTGCAGCTTCCTCTTATAAAAGATTTCCTTCATTAGTAAATTATTCTACAAACAATATAGCTAAAGATAGTAGAGGTGCAGGTTCATTTAGAGATAACTCTAATACTGTATTTAATTTTGTAGCAACTAATTCAGACATACATCAATTAGCTTCAGGAACTTTTACATCAAGAAAATCTGGTTTAACTGGCGGCAATACTGATTACTTTACCTTTACTCAATTTGGAAATTATATCATAGCTAGTAATGGTGTAGATGCACCTCAATATTATTTAATGGGTACATCAACTAACTTTGCAAATTTATCTACAATTGCAACATCAGGTACTGTACCAGTATTTAAATGTTCAGGTGTCATAAGAGATTTTTTAGTAACAGGTAATCATGTTGGTGCATCTAATAGAATACAATGGTCAGGAATTAATGATATTTCTACTTGGGCTTCTGGAACTAAACAATCAGACTTGCAAGACCTACCAGGATCAGGTGGACAGATAACTCACATAACCTCTGGAGAGATTTCATATATTTTTAGACAAAACCAAATAGTTCGTATGGACTATGTGGGTGGTGCAACAGTATTTAGATTATCAGTAATATCTCCAAATAGAGGTGCAGTATTAGGTAGAACAGTTTGCCAAGATAATCGTAGAGTTTTCTTTTATGCTGATGATGGATTTTTTGAACTTAATGGAGATCAGGTAGTTTCTATTGGTGCAGAAAAAGTTAATAGATTTTTTGATTTAGATTTAAACAAAGCATTTACAGATAGAATTTGTGCAGCGGTAGATCCTTTTAATCAATTAGCCATGTGGTTATATCCATCTAAAAACGATACATCTAATACTACTGGTATTTGTGATAAAGTAATTATTTATAATTATGCTACTCAAAAATGGAGTACAGCAGATACTAATGCTAGTTCTATATTTTCACAATTTGTTGGTGCTTATACAGTTGAACTTATGGATATTATTTCTGAAAACTTAGATAATATTAATATTGCATTAGATACTGATTTTTGGAATGGTGGACAAAGATATTTAGGTGCAATAGATAATAACTTTAAAGCAGCTATTTTCTCTGGAACAGAAAATGAAGGC